TTTTTGAGTTGGATGTATTTTCCCTCCAGTCCTATTGTCAAATTTGAATATTTGCGCTGGCATATCAAACGAAGTCCAAGCTAATTCAATTTGACTAAAATTTTCCCATGGCTGAACTTTATCCCAACAAATAATACATCTTGAAGGTGGAAGTGGAAAATAATTACCTCCCCATATAATTTGATTTTTAGAAACTCTAAATAACTCATCAAAATATTCTTTATTTGGTATAGAATCATCCCATGATATTTTTGATGTGCTTAAAACTCTATTTTTTAATTTACATGAACCTGTATTTAGCCTATTCTTATCCATTCTTTCTTCTAAAGATTTTCTTCCTTTATAGCCTTTAAGATTTGATTGATTTGGCTGACCAATACCATATGGCGGATCAACTACTGCTAAATCAAAGTGTTTATCTGGATAGCGAGCCATAAGCTGCATATTATCTTCATTTGTAATTTCAATCATCATACCTCCATTTAGCAGTTTCTGCACATTCTTTGCAACAATCGTAATCTATCTGTGAAAACTGATTATATTCTGCATGGCAATCTTCACAAAAATCTATTTCGCACCTTTCGCAAATTCTTATTTCATCAGTTTTCTTGCTGCATATTTGACATTCTTTCATTTTTTCAATCATCTTTCTCTACCAATTTATTCCAGTTATTCTGGTGTTTGTGAATACGTGTGAACCATTGATCGGGAGTGCCAGCGAAACGGACTATACCAATACTTTCTCCGTCATTATCTCTTATCCTACGCGTGCCATTCGCGAACGTATCGCCAGGGTTAAGTGTGTGAATTGGGGTTTTCATAGCAAGTTTTCTTTGATCTGTTCAACCGTTTCTAGATATGATTTATCGGTATCCATTTGATCCTGTACGCTTTTGTTGGCATGAATAACGCTTGAATGATCTCGCATAAACATATTGCCAACTTTCTTTAAACCTAAATTATTATATCTGTAGATAAGATACATTGCTATATGTCTAGCAAGAACAACTTGCCTAACCCTGCTTTTGCCAACCATTGAATTAAAATCCACTCCGGTAACTAATGATATGGATTTTAATATGTTCGCTGTACTTGTTCTTTCTCCAGAAAACCTAACAATATCTTTATGTCGCTTTGAAAGTCCAACGAAAACGTAGGGACTGACTATTTCTGTTGCTGTGTTTTTTTTCATTATTTCAATTGATTTAAAGCCTCGTAACTAAAATATTTTAAATATTGGTCAATCCTAAAATGGAAATCGGTAGAACCTTCTGTCCCATATTCTTTGATAAGAGAATTATCCAATTGTTTAGCTGCTGCCATTGCCTTGTTAAATTTCTCGTGACCGGTGTAGAACTGGATTGCTTGCTGTTGGTATTTGCCAGCCATCTTACCCAATATTAAAATAAGTCATTAACTGTTTGATTGTTGCTCTTGGATTGGCATCGGCAAAGTCTTTAACCGAATGCTTGTTTATCATCGAACCATCGAAAGTGTCGGTTAGGATGATGTCGACCATTGAGCTAACCGAACGCTTCTGTTCGCTTGCTACCTTGTTCAACGTAGCAATGTTTTCATCGCTTACGTAATAGGATTTCTTATTTTTTTCTGACATAGTTTAAAGGTAGCAAAAATTCTTACCATTTCAACCATGTCGTTGTATTTGTTACAAAAAAATCCCGACTGATAAGGCCGGGATATATTGATACACGATTTGATGATTTGACTAGAAGGGTAGATCGTCCTCAGTTGCAATAACATGGGCAGAACTTTCAGTTGCGCCAGTCGATGAAGTTTGATCCCAAACAATATGGTTCCCTAAAATTGGCATTGCCTTTTTTTCTTCTTCAGTCATTTTTTCCTGAATGTCTTTTGAAAGAGACTGTTTTACAATATGAGTGTCTTTGCTATCCGCTTTCGGATTGGCAATATCAAAACCAATTAAATCAAGATAAACAGCTCCTTTTTCAGATTTAAAAAAATTGTTTTGAGCAATCGGGATTATGATGCAATCGACATCTTTATTTTTACCCATTTTCAATATAGAGGCGTTTTTGAAACCCGCCAAGTTTATTTTAGTGCTAATTCTACCCATGATTTTAATTTAAAAGTGTTAGTATGTATTCTCGGCACAATTGAACGTGCTTTTTTATTTTATCTCTACATTCCAAGTCTGCTTGAATTTCAAAAGTTTTAATTCTTTTATTATCTGGTATAGGAATAAAACTCTCTAAACTAGACAAAGGGAAATAGAACGATTTAAGGCGCTCAAATTCCGAAGAAGTGTAAACCATTAGCGAAGTTATTTTGTAACGCTCGTCTTGGCTATCTACCCATTTAGTTGAATTTTCAACCATATCATCAGTTGCATCATTTAGCGTATAGCAAAGTTTTGCTTTTTCGCAGTCCCAAAGCCACATATAAACCTGTAATTGCCACCAATATTTTTTATCTGGTATTTCAGTTTCGAACATCGGGAAAGTAGAAAGATCCCAAGATGATTTATTGTCGTAAACAATATTATTGTGGAATAGATCACATTCGCCTTCTGCAAAATCATTTGATTTACGTTCTGTATTTTTGTAAACCATGTCTTTTACCAACTCGGTAGCCATAAGTGTAAATCCTTCTTCTTCGCAATCGTTACCCTTTGAGATGTATTTGCTTTTAATATCTGGTCTACGATTATAAAGTTTTTCTTTCAACCATTTTTTGCAATAAGTTTTTGAACCTACTGAAATACCACCTTTACCATCTGCCATTATATCAATGCAAGATGAAGCCCTAATTTTAAAGCTATTTGCTAATTCAATGTTGCCCATTTTTCTTCAAATTTAGATTGTAAATGTTCTGTTAAATGAGTTTTCAATGTTTCAAGAGTGGCCCTATCTTGAGCTTTTTCAATAAGTTTTGATACCCTTTTTTCTTCGGCATTCAAAACTACTTCTTCTAATTTGGTATCTAAGCCGGCAGAAATTACGTCTTTTCGATTTGTGTTAGCTCCAAATATATTCCCAAAGTGATCGCAAGCGTCTTTAATGGCAACCGTTTTAGCGACTGGATAAGCCATTGACAAAGCGCCATTGTTGATGTTAGCTAAATCTGCTGGCGAAGTGCCTTTTGCGGTTTGTAATTGCGCTGCTCCAATACCATCGTGGAAATCCATTTCACCGCTTGCGATATCTTGGTACCAAACACGAACAACAACGTAAACGCCATTAAAAGAAACACCTTCCCTTAAAATTTCAATTCTGGTTTTTTTGAATAGCTTCTTTAAAAGGAACTCTACTTTATCAATAGGTAAATATGTATATCCTTTGATATAGGGATGAACTTTCAGCCAGCTTTGTGGCGGTGGTTGATTTAAAAGAAAATTAACTTGATCTTGCATTAAAACCAAATTTGGATTTTTATAAAGCTCCGCAATGCTTGGCATTTTCTTTTCTTGTATTTGAATTATTTCTGACATGATTTTATATTTTTATAATAATCCCTTGCAATTGGTTTAATTATTTCTTCTAGGCTTTCAGAAATTTTAATCTGAAATTCTTTACCTAATACAGTTTGATAATCGATTTTAGTAATCGTATCAAATAGAGTTATTGTATCATCTAATTGCTGCAGATCGTTTTCAATTTCTGTCATTTCTTTTAAATAAATAAAGCCGCTTCAAATTCCCTCAACGCAAGTATTTGGGTCTTATTCACGGCTGTTTTTAATTTCTTAATTCGGCTTGCGTTCCGAGTGGTTAAAGATAAGTGTTTGGTTGGATTGTTTTCGTAACGATGTGGTTACTTACCATACATCACCTCCCAACTCATTCCATATTCGCTATCAACAGGAATTATTTTAGGCTGTTGTAGGTAGTAGAGTGAAACCAGGAATATCGCACACAACAAGTACCACCCAATGAATACAAGTTTGGTTTGGGTTCGGGTTAGATTGGTTTTATTGCACATTATGTTTAGCTTTAAATCTATCTATAAACTCTTTTGGATAAGTGATTGCATAGCCGCATGATGGGCATTTTAAAGTGCCTATTACATTTGTTTTTCTATACCTTTGCAATCTAGGGCATGGCATGCAATAAGGTGTATAGTCCTTATCTTTCATCATGTTGGTACGAACTTGACTAAACTCCATTTTATTAGTCGATGGATCAAAGTAAAATTCCCATCCCCAATCCTCATGCTGTTTATTTTGTTCTGGCGTTAGCTCGATCATGATATAATAATGTTTACTAGACAGCCTTTCCACTTGTTGACCCAGTAGGCGATACGCTCACGGTTATTACCAACAAAATGTTTAGCCAAATGAATAGCCAAAGCACTTACACCTAATTTTTTTGCGATATAGTTGATCTCACTTGTCGCGTTACTTACTGTTAACTTGTCCTGATTTTTCATATTACCCAAATATAATTGTTAAACTTACTGCGATTATTACTATCAATGCGTATGCGATACGATCCGTTTTCACACGATCAAAATCGGCTTTGTGCTGGTGGCGGTTCATGATACCCAATTGATTGCTAATTGTAAACATAAACCCGCTAACACTGATAGGAAACCTACCAAAGCAAGAACAAATACTTTCTCGGCGCCATCGCATTCACGCCACTGCTGTCTAAAGTTTTTCATTTTCGTAAGCCCTCCACTTCTAATTCGTGGATGATTTCCAATACTTTGCTGTAGGCTTGTAGTTCGGTGTGCGCCTGTTGATATAATTTCGATGCGCTAGGTGTTAAAACAAATAGTGTATTATTCTTAACGCCCCTACACTCATCCATTTCGGATTCTATTGCCGATTTCAGTTTTGCTATTTCCATTACCCTATACCCTCCATTTTGTTGTAGAACCTTTCTGCTATTTCGGTGAAGTTCATTTCGATGTAACTTTCAACATCGTTAGCGACTTCAACCTCAACCGATACCATTTGGCCGTTGATCTTTTGCGTAGTCACATCGCTGTTAACCGTCATTTCCTGTTCTGCAAAATCGTAGAACTTATTATAAGGAAATGATTTAACTACCATTCCGTTATTGTCGCAGAACTCGACTGGCGAGGTTTCCGATGACTGCTGTGTAAAATTAAAATCTATCATAATATTCTTGCGTTTAAATATACAACAATGTTCGGAATAATAAATGAATAATGCAAATTTAATTTAGAATTTATTTTTAAAATAATTTTAAATTGTCATTTCTATTATTTAATATTGCATTATGAAAAAAGCAATTATTTCAGATGCTAAGCAAAAACGTTTAGATACGTATGCATCTATAAAAAAAGAATTTTTAGAGTTGATGTCTATTGATGGTAGTCAAAAAACTGCTGTTATAAAAGATATGTCCAGTAGATTAAAAAAAAGTTCATCCACAATTTATAAAGCATTAAATTAATGGAAGAGATAAACGGAGAAGTTCATTATATCTATACTATAAAAGATCCAAGAACAGATACAATATTTTATGTTGGAAGGACTAAAAATATAGATCAAAGAATAGCAGGCCATGTTAGTGCAAATCATCACGTTATTCAAATAATAAAATCTGGATTTAAGCCGGTTTTTAACATTGTTCACAAATGTGACATTAAGGATGTTGGATATTATGAAAATATATTCATAGAATATTACGAAAACCAAGGTTATCATTTAGATAATAGTATAAGTGTTAGGCGAAGAAATAAGGAAAAACAAAATTTTATACTAACAACAGAAAAAGATCTAGAAATAGAATCGCAGTTCGCATACCCATTAAAATAATTAACATGATAGAATTAAAACCAGGAGATACATTATTTGTAAAATCTTCTTATTCAAACCTACAAAAGATAAAAGTATCAAGACTAACTAATACCCAAATTATTTTAGAAGAATACCGCTCTAAATTAAAAAAACCTTTTACAAATGGATGTTCTGCAATCGGTAGTTCTGGATGGGGGTGCCTCCATTATTTTTTGCCCACGGAAGAATTAGAAGAAGATTACAAAAGACAACAACTTCTTTTAAAGATAAGTAAAATAAATTTTACAAAAATTTCGACTTCTGATCTTCAACAAATAGTTTGTATTTCAGATTTAAAAAATTCGTAACCTTTTTAACAAAGAGATGAAAAATCTAATCTTAATCGCACTCCTTATACTAGGCTTAACGAGTTGCAAAACCCAATCAATAAACCCTACCCGTTACCAGGTTACTTACAGCAACGGCGCATCCAGAGTGGTAAACAACTGGCATTTTAGAACGGATGCGGTTAGGGGCGGTAATGTTCATGTCGTAAAGGTTTCGCCATGTCCAGAAAATTAACACCATTGCAACACTACCATATTTGGATAGGTTCACAGCGTATAAAGGCAGCGCTTGGTTATGCTTTGAAAGAGTTAAGGAAATAGGGAATGAAAGATAAAAAAGATATAGAGCAATTGGCTCGGGAGTATGCAGGATTGAATAAAGAAGTTGATAGCGAAGAAAGATATTACGCCAATACAAAGCAGATAAGCATGTATGACGGCTTCATCAAAGGCTACGAACTAGCCCAACAATCACAATCTGCATCTATACAACAGGCGGTGGAGCTTAGTTTGAGAATAGCTAGTGAGGAAGCTTGGTTAACCTACCATGACGGAACAACAAAAAGTAATAATCACGGTAACAAGCAAATTAACATCGGTGCTAATCATATCAAGATTGATCCAATTAGCATCACTTCTTTACTGCCCAAAGTTTTAGAGCAACTGAATGTTAGTGATGGGTGGATAAGTGTAGACATATTACCTAATAAAAATGATTTAGGTTTCTACCTGTGCTATTTAATAGAAGTTAATGATTTGGGAATTTCAAAATATCAAGACTTAGTTTGGTTTAACGGATTAAATTTTGACAACACTTCAGTTAGTCACTACCAACCACTCCCATCCCCACCACAACTTAAATAATTATGAAATTACCTTACTCTGATAAAAACGCACATAGTGCATTTACAGCACAAGTAGATAAGCCTATATGGAAAGGGTGTTTAATAGCTTTTTTATTTTTGATTATACCTTTCGTCTTAGCTGGGTTATGTTTTTACATACAACTTAAATAATTATGGAGAAGTCAGCAAAAATATATCCTAACAGTAAAAAGTTTTACAATTGGTCATGGATTAAAGGAATAGCGTTCTATTATGATAACCAAGTTGCGTTTTATAACGGACAGCATTGTACTCGGCAAATAACAGTTTGTTTCTTGTGCTTTAAATTTGTTACCATTCAACATTTTATTAAAATAATAGATTAACTCGCCCTATCCATTGCGATAGGCTTAAACCTTAAAAAGAAGATGACGCACGAGTTAAAAACGATACAACCATTTTATGACGCAGTAGTTAGTGGTGATAAGACTTTTGAAATACGAAAGTTTGACAGAGATTATAAAGTAGGCGATTTCTTAGAATTAAAAGAATGGGTTATGAACGGTCATTATTTTAGTGGCGACTTTGTTTTAAAACAAATTACCTATATTTTATCAGACGCCAAGAAATACGGTTTAACTGATGGGTATTGCATATTAGGAATTAAATAACTTTAAACCTCCCGAAATATAGGCAATCGGATTGAAAGAGAATGAAATTTAAAAAAGGAGACATTGCTATTGTAAAATCAAAATACTTTCACCCTTACAATGATTTAGAAGTAGCTGTAATTGAAAAGTACGATTGGGGAGATAACGATTATATTATACAATTTGAAGAAAATAGTCCTGTTGTTATTGATGGTTCATACCTAAAAAAATTCCCCACTAAACAATATAAACAAAAATAAATATATGACAAACGACAAATTTGCTACAACAACATTACGTATTAACGAGCTACACACCGCTCTTACAAAGGCTGTAAAGAAAGAGAACATGAGCTACGTACAAGAACTAACAGAAATAGCTTTAGAAGCTGTGAAGCTAGCCAACACCTCCCATCAGAAGAACGAAAGACTTTTAAGGGAGCAGAGAAAAGAAGATATGGTGGAGATTAAACAAGTGTAACTATGAAATTAGAAAAACTGTTACAGGAATGTATAATGGACTACAACGGGTTTCACAAAGAACCAGTTGATATTGTCCTCTCTAAAGGAGAAGATAGGTGGGAAGCTAACCTAAAAGGTATGATAATTATAGAGCCCACGTACAAAAAATTATTAAAGGCTATAATCAAGATAGTAATAACTAGAGGATTTGAACATCTAAATAAATAATATGGAAGATTTAAAAAAAGTATTCGCAAGAGAAGTGGACGGAGATTGGTACGTAGTGCCTATTGAATTAAAGGAAGAATTTCATGCCTTAGTTATCTCAATTGAAAACAATGACGGCGATGAAGATTACTTGAATGCCTTAGAATACCAGTTTGATCGTACTTTCGGAGAATACGCTACAGGAGGAGATATTAATTTAATAGAGTTATACGCTAGGATATAAGTTATGACATTTTGGTTCAATAAAACAACAAATGGTGTTAAAAAATATTGCAGTAAATCTATATCTATAAATTATCACCTAAAACATTTCTTTTTGGTAAGAGCAAGTAGTAATGGCGCTAAAAAAGGCAATAAAGAGCATACTTGTTATGACTACAATATTTATTTCTTAGGTGTATTTTTAAGCTATACAAATTGGGATTACAACTAGAATTAAACGACGCAGACGAGGTGCTTGTCATATACAGAAGAACGGCTCAATAGAGGTGGATTTAGAGAAGGAGGCTATAATTGAGCAAGCTAAATGATTTATAAAAATTCTAAAAATTTTATGGGGGGTATAGGAAACTGTATTCCCTTTTTTATTTATTAGGGTAATTCCTTTCAGTTTCTCTGCTAACCATATCCCAGCTATAATCTAACTCGTAGTTATGGCTATTACCTATAAGGTTATATTTTTCCCTACTAAAGCTAACCTTAACAAAACATCCCATCCACATCAACAGCTAACCGTTTAACCTCTATGAGCTCACTCCCGTATATCTTTTTCATATCTATTTATTTACTTGTAATAAAGGGTGTAGCCTAACCATATTAGTCAAATGATAGTTATAATGACTATATGTGTATTTAACAAACCTAATCCCAGCCTCTTTCCAAACA